ACCCAAACCAGTTTTCATCGTCTTTACTAATATTTCAAATTAAAAAGAGTTCCAGTAATTCCCTCACTTATACGAAGGATGTTGTGACTCACGGCGTACACTCTAACTTGTCTTGAATAATTGGCGCAGGGTGTCAGACTTAGGTTAAGTATCTGTTCTTTCACAAGACTAAAATTGATCTGACCGGTTGGGTACCACTTCTCTGGCTGAAGCGCAAAACTATATGAATAGAATCGCCTTATGAGTTGTGTCTTGCTGTGATGGATGGCTGCCTGAACAGCCTTAAGAAATATAACATTGCCAGTCTCTTCTGTAATAATTGGCTGACCGTCAAGATCAAGTGTAAGGTGATCAAGGTTTTCATAAAGAATATACTTTCCCCCTGTGTCTGCGAGTGTATTATCATAATCAAATGGCGTTATAAATTGGTGTTCGCCAACTCCCGTATCACCCTGTCTCTGAATCACAAAATAGAGTTCCTTCACTGGATTGTAAAAATCTAATTTGAATTGGGCGTTCTGTACACCCTGATCAATATCAAATACATTTTGTTGAAGTTGTGTAATGATATAATCCTTCGTCTTTTCATTCTCAATTTTGATTCTTTCACAAGGATCAATAAAAGCAGCTTCCGCACATAACGAAAAGTTTTTGAGATGAATACTACCAGGCGTTACGGGTTGAAGTTCTCCAGTTGTACCCTTTATAATGAGATGATCGTGATTTCGTATCTTAATTTCAACTTCAACTTCCTGTTTTGTAATGGCGCAGAGAGGTAGTGCCAGTTCTGGGTTGTTGTAAAAATAAAATGGAAGATCGACAAAGAATTCGTCTTCCGTGTCTGCCCTCCCAATATTACCTAATATGTCCTTGTCCGAAACTCTTGTATCAATCGTTCGTTCGGGATATTTTCCCACGAGATGTTTTAAAGCTCTCTGTTTTGTTTGTGTAACAAAGTGTTCTGAATATATCTGAAGATAATCACCTGTAAGTCTCTGTACAACTTTTCCACCTATAATGAGATCGGCGTATTCGATAAGAGCATGACCAATAGACTCTATAAATCTTGGGTCGTTATACAATACAGTTGAAATGGCCGGCAACTTAATTTTTACACTAAGTGTTAATATCAAATCGCCAGTGTTTTGAGCTACTCTGAATCTTGCCTTGCCACCAAAATCTGCGACATTCTCTGATTCTATGTCTATATATTCTCTTGCAAAGTTCGAATGTTTCTTAAAACTTTGCAAAAAGTATGTATAGTCTGGGTCCACGGTAAAATACCTGTCTTGGACACCTGATGCCAAGAGCTGAACAACACCAGCCATTACTATTATAGCATTCTAAAATTTTAAACCAGCTAACCCGTGATGAACTCTAAGTATGTTATAATTTACAGCGTACACTCTGGTATTATTGTCATCGCTGTTATTTATTGGATCTATCTTGATTGTGAGTAACTTGTGAAATATACGACTCATATTAACCTGCCCAGTTGGATAATAAACTTCTGGTTTTAAGGCAAAACTATACATCCCAAACTCCGATTGCTTATGTGCCTGATTGGCTACATATTCCGGTGGACTAATATGATGTTTAAGAGATTGTTCGTATACAATAAACTTTCTTCCTCTATCAAAAACAACCTCATTATTGAATTGAAGTTTTACATTTGTTAGGATATTATATCTATTTGGATGATTTGCTCTAACAGCCGCCTCAGATTGTGAAACAAAGAAGAGTTCCCTCACCGGGTGTGAAAAGTTGAGCATCACCGACTTTGTATTTTCACCGGCTTTCATAACGAATTTGGACATTTGTACTTGGGTCACGACATAATCAAGTGGTCTGGACATCATGTAGTTTCTCTCATTGTCGGTAAGAAACACAAATTCTGTATCGAGTGAAATCTTTTTGAGGTTTGCTGAGGCAGTTTGTGGATTATTACCACTCACAAGTTCGGGGAGGGGTCTCAATTTTATCCGAACTTCAACAACCTGTTTGGTGAGGGCACACGTTGGAATAGCCAGACTCGGATTACGATAAAACCAAAATGGAAGATCCATAAAGTATGTATAATCGCCCGTGTATGCGATTGTATGACCATGTCCATTTAGAAAGTATACAGTCTGATCTATATCATCGTCTGTATTGTGAAGCTGTTGGTGAATGTATATATATTCACCTGTAATTTTTTGAATAGACTGTCCACCAATCAAAAGTTCAGCACTCTCCACAAGGTGTGATAGAATAGATGGGCACCATTCATGCACAGTAGATGGGTCGTCAAGGGTTACTTTCAAAGTCAGGTTTTTTATGAGATCTCCTCTGTCATTTGGAACACGGCAGGTAACGGTTTTACCAAATGTAGCGTCTCCATCAAATTGACTTTCAATATAATTTATGGAAAACTTTGTATGCCTTCTAAAATTCATCAGGAAATATGAAAATTGTGGATCTCCTGTAAGCCATTGGTCTTGGACTCCAGTGGCTGCAAGTCTTAGACGACCAGACATTCCTACTCTATGTGAGTAAAATTTTGCTAAATAAAACGAGACACTACTGTAGAATGAATCTTCAATTGAGGAAATTCAAACCCGAGGCTATGTCAGATGATAGAGTCTGTGTGTTTATCGGAAAGCGTAACACAGGGAAGTCAACCTTAGTAAAGGATATTATGTATCACAAGAAACATATACCAGCAGGGATTGTACTATCGGGTACGGAGGAGGGGAATCACTTTTACGGTGAGTTTATTCCAGACCTCTTTGTCTACGGTGAATACGACAGAGATGCAATAGAGCGGGTTATATCCAGGCAGAGAAAGATAATTGGCACAACGGGGAAGAATCCATATAATGGCGCCTTCATGCTCCTTGATGATTGTATGTATGATAGTAAGTTTCTGAAGGATACTTGTATTCGCCAGTGTTTCATGAATGGTAGGCACTATAATATCTTCTTCATGTTGACAATGCAGTATGTCATGGATCTGCCACCCGCATTGCGCGCCAACGTGGATTATGTGTTCATTCTTAGAGAAAATATAATTCAAAATAGAGAAAAGCTCTATAAGTCCTTTTTCGGGATTTTTCCCTCGTACGATATGTTCTCTAAGGTCATGGACGCTTGTACAGAGAATTATGAGTGTTTAGTATTGGATAATACTGTGAAATCAAATAAAATAACAGATTGTGTATTTTGGTATAAAGCTTCGGTTAGAAAGAATTTCAGGGTTGGAAGTCCTAATCTTTGGAAACTCCATAAAAAGATGTACAATCCCAAGTACCTGGATCAGAAGGAGGAGGATGCCAAGAAAGCTACGAAAAAGACAAACCTCAAGATTACGAAGACGAGATAACAAAGAGGAACTCTGTAACCTTATTTGAACGATTTTTTAAGTTACGACTCCCTCTATATGTATTATAGTCAATTTCAATTTTTTCGTATGTGTAAGGTCTAAGAATATCTTCCCACTCATCCGGTTTGATGAAACCTTCATTATTATATGACACTAGGGTATGTTTAGCTTTCTCAGTAGCCAACTTCAGGGTAAGTTCCATGGCTTCTCTAATTTTACTTTTACTATTGTACTGACTCTTGTTCCAGTCCCCGGGTATACCTGATACTTTTGAAAGTGTATGAGGTCTCTCATTGGTACACACGAGATTGAGCATGAAATAATTTGATCCATATGGATGTTGATTATATGGCGGATCCAGGTAGATGAGGTCCACTTGTGGGAGTTCTCTCAGGAAATCACAGGCATCCTGTCGCTTCACCTCAACTTCTCTCCTAGGTTCCAACCACATGGGACATTCAACTTCAATCCTCTTTGTGATTCTATCAAGGGCATGACCCCCTTTACCACCCCACCCCCCTTTGTGGAACCCCTTAAATACACCCGACGTGTTTGTGTGAATACTCGCCTTCACAATGAGTGGTCCGAGGCAATAGGGTTTGAGATGTTCGGGGACACATCTCTCAATATAGTCTATCATTCCATCGATACGCTTAGCATTCTCGGGTGTATAAAACCATCGATCACAAGTATCACTCGGCGAATACAACTCAGTTATGAGCCCGACTTTACCGGGTGTATCATTCATGGCATTAATATGCTGAGCTATTTCAGCTTGATCACTCCACGGGGGAGTTTTAAGAAAACATGTGGATAATATTTCACAGTATTTCTCCAAATCGTTTACATATAACTTTTCGGAATAACTTAAAAGCATTCTCGAAACAACACCCGATCCTGAAAACGCGTCGACACATGTTTTTGGGTTAAACTTATCTACAATTTCTTCAATTTTATTAATAAGTTTTCGTTTATTGCCTATGTATGTGATCATCGGTTGCTGAACGTACGCCTTCATTTCTATAATGATGACGGATGATTTCCTTAAGTGAATCGCTCGCCACTTTCTTCATGACTTCGAGCCGCTCACAGCCGCTCCACATAGAGCTTCCGTGCGGCATCTGGTCATATTTATGAGTTTTCACACAGAACTGAGCAGCGACGGCACCGCACGCACCCTTGTTGATATCAATCTTAGAAGCCATTTCAGAAACATCAAACATATTGGAGCCATTCATTTCCCATACAAGTGTCTCCTTTCCGAAGTTCGAGAGGGGGCCTACTCGGTGGATAATTGACTCGCTGCTGTGGAAGTCACATCCGGCAGCGAATACCAAATACGGGGAGACTGGAAGATCCTTGAAAAGGTGCCATGAGGCATTGAGATTCTTAAAAACCCGTTCAATTGCATTCCCCAACCCCTGTTTTTTCAGGCCCCTGGCCAGTCTCTGATCGTTCGTACCTTGGTACTTGTCTTCGACAATCATGAAACAGTATTTTACCTGCTGGATTGTAATGAAGAAGAGCCCACCATCGGGACTCATGAAACACTTATCGTTTGTGTATCCTGGAATAAGATCAGACACCTTCATGCTTTTTTGCCAGCTGAACTGCCCTTCGGGACACTGGTCCCCAATCAACTCGATACAGAATTTCTTGAACTCAGCCATGATAGAATTGAGCGTGCCTTCACTTTTTTGACATACGCCGGACGCAATCTGAGATCCCAGGTGAATTTCTTGTAAATGGGCCATCTTTTTGTAATTACAGAAATACCAGGTGACTGCGTCACTTAGGACGAAAATTTCCATAACACTATACTAAATGTCTACGGATATCAATACCTTAAACCTGGCAGATAATGGTGATGGGATGGTACCACTTGGTGAAAATAGATCTACCGCATTTGTAAATAACGAACAACCACCAGCGTTTTCGCAACCCGAAAAAAATGTGAGCCAAAGTAAACAGACCATGGACTCGACTCCAATTAATGACATAATGATGGAACCACCAATGATGATGGAAGAGCCCAAGATGCAGGGCATGATGCCCCAAATGACCGCTCCACAACCCCAGGGTAGTTATGCGGTGCCACAGCAAGAACAAAAGGCTCCCGAAAGTAAGAACCCACTCAACCTCACCGACGATCAATTGATCGCTCTAGTTGCGGGCGCTGCTGCGGCGTTGGCTGTATCTAAGCCAGTTCAAGACAAGCTTGTCACTTCAGTTCCAAAGTTCCTTAACGAACAGGGGGCGCGAAGCATGGTGGGCTTGGCTTCAACCGGTTTGGTTGCTGCTGTGGTCTTCTACTTTGCGAAGGATCACATTGTAAAGCCCTGATTTGACTCCCAACCCATATTTGAATAGATCGAGTTATCAATACCCGAATAATAGGTAATCAAAGCTCCAACAGTAAACGCTGATACGAGCAAGGCACTCAGCTTAAGTGTCTTGCTTCTGTCACTTCCATAATCTTTCACAGCATCCTTTGTATCACTCAAAATGAAATTCATACCATATGTAATCAGGAACGCAATTACAGTTGTTGAAATCATAAAGAGTCTATCGACAGCGAGTCTTGGCACATTTCCAATAACATATCTAAAAATATTTGGAATGATTATGGTAATGATCGCCAGGTTTAGTAAATAGTTAGTACTCATATGAGGTATGATAGTAATTCCATACATCGCAATATAATACGCAATGACTACCAGCACAACACTAAGGGGAGTCTTCATTTAGTATGAAGAAAGAAGATTATTTATCCTGGACATGTTGACCACAAAACTCGGTTCTATCGGGGATCTGTTCGTAAATACCCAATTCTATAGACATATCACGAAGTTCCGTGTAGTTAGCCCAAAATTGCGGGGAATGTGAGTACTCCTCGACCGTACAATGAGCCAATTCATGAATGAGAACATGGAATATTTCATTTGGCTCTCCATCGAGACATAACGCAATTTCCTGACCCTTGTTTGTATTATAACCAACAGCGTTATCCATGGTACGGAATCCCGTGATTGGTATAGCTCGTACAAGCATTTGATACTTTGGATGATTCACCGAGGAAATGTGTTCGCGAAGAAGTTTATATTTTTCCTTGACTTCTGTAAATTGCTGGGGTTCCCTAGTTTGGAAAAGTATCCAAATATTTAAGAGGATTAATACAATGAATGCGATCATCTTTTATATACAAAGATAAATTTACTATATAGCTCTGAAATTGGATTTCCTGTGAGACCCTCCCACAATTCTAATTTAAATCCTATTTCCTCGAGATGTGTTACGAGAAGGTCACGATAAGCTATGGGTTCCGACCTGGGACCATCTGCATAGAAGGGTGTATCCACCAGGTTCACAAACAACTTTTCACCATAACCACCATTCCCATGATTCTTTGTTAGGAAAAAGTTACCCATATTGTCCTTAAGGGGTGTTCTAAATATGATCTTCTCCGAGTCTGGTATAATACCTATGAGTCTTCCACCAGGTTTCATACGCTTTTTGATTTCCCTTATTGAACTAAAAAACTTCCCGTGAGTTTCAAAAATATAATGAAGTGAAAAGTTGTAACATATAATATCATATTTTCTATTCGGACAACTGTGGATATCACCTTCATAAAAGTTCACCCGCATATGCATATTCTTTGCTCGGGACTTAGCCTCAACGAGAGATTCTGGCTCTGGGTCGCACATACTCATATTTGCGCCACACCTGTGCCATTTTTGAAGATCACCACCAAAACCACATCCCACATCAAGGATCTGATGCCCCTCCATCGTCACAC